AGTTGTCGATGCCGCCGCCTTCTCCCGTCGGGCAGAAGCCGCGAGACTGAGCAAACGCAATCAGCGACGCGTACCGTGCCGCAATCATGCACGTCGATCCTTGAGGAACTTCAGAGTGTCGGCGACGACCTGATCGGCACGAGAGCTTTTGCCGCCAAGAACCTTGGTGGCTTTCCTCAGGCCTTCGTTTCCAGACTTTGAAACCGTATATCCGCGAGAAGTCAGAAGAGCCATCGACTTCGAGTCGTCTTTGTCGACGACGGCGGTGACGCTGCCGACGCCAGCGGCTTTAGCCAAGCCCTCCGCCTTTTCGATCGATTTAGCCGGAACAGGCTCCGACATTCCAACTGAACTTCCTTCTCTAACAACCATGTCGCCGTGGATGAGTGTTATCTCAGGCCCATCTTTTCCTTTGTTCACAAAGAACTGCGACCCAGAGGAATCGGTGACATAGATGCCGTCTCCGTGAGCGACCTTAAATTCAGAATCAGGCCCAACGGCTCTGACGAGCGCGTTAAATTGATCGTGAGACAAAAGGCCGGACTCTGTGGCAACCTTAGAGGCTTTCATCATGCCGCCAAGCTTCGTGTCTCCAGATATCTTTAGCGGAGCATCTGTGCTTCCCGAATCACCTTTCACGCCGCCGCACGAGTTGTCGATCCCGCCGCCAACGCCTGTCGGGCAGAAGCCACGAGACTGACTCTTCTTGAGGGCGTCGGCCACGACCTGATCTGCACGCGAGCCTTTGCGACGCTTGATCTCGTCAGCAACCTTCTTGAGTGCGTCGGAAGTCTTGCCGCCCTTGAACGGGTACTTCTCAGTCTTGCTGCCGTCCGGGTGCTGGCCTTGGACGTGGCCGTCGGTGTCGCCGACTTGCTTGACCGTCCACGGGAAGTGGTCGCCCTTGCTCCACGTTTGTACGCCACCGCCGTCATCTGACTTGCCGCCATCCTTTCCGGCGGCGATCGTCTGATCCTTGCGAGCCTTGTCGATGAAGTCTTGGGCTTCCTTGTCCTTGCCCTTGCTCCACTCCATGTACTTGTCGGACTTGGATGATGTCTGCGGAGCCTTGCCATACTTCTCGAACACCTTGGTCTTGCCACCGCCCGGCCCGCTTGGGAAGTCTTTCTTAGAGGCTCCCCCTGCGAAGCCTCCGTTGAAGCCGTTGTCACACGAGTTGTCGACTCCGCCGCCTTCGCCGGTCGGGCAGAAGCCACGGCTCTCGTAGAACTTCATCAGTTCTTCGTAGGAGCGGCGAGACTTGGATTTTGGAATGCTCTTTGTGAGCGTAACTTCAGTGGCGTCGTCGTTGAGTGAGTAGGAGTAGCCAGCATCCTGAAAGGCACCGACATTCTGGCCGTCGGCTGCACCGTCAGCATGGACGATCACCATGTCAACGCCCATTTGCTTGGCAGCTTTCGTGACGGAAGAGGCGAGCCTCCCGGCACTCTCCGTGCCTTTTCCGCCGATCGCACTGCCGACGCCCTTCAGCACCATGTACTTCGGAACGCCGGTCTCTTTCTCGCCGGGGTGAACCTCGACCGTGACTCCTTCGCCCTTCATGACGAGCGAGTCGCCTTCGCCTGCCGACACAACCATCGGCTTATCGAGAATCTTCGCGACCTTGTCTGCCTTTGCGAGAGACGTGCCAGTTGCCTTGTACGCGTCTTCGAGCGGCTTCTGAGACTGCTTGCCGAACATTCCGCCGACTGCACCAGCAACAGCACCAGCAACGGCACCAGCGACGAATCCGGGGGCACCAGCGATGGCTCCGGCTGCGGCACCAATCACGGCACCAACCTTGCCGCCCTCGCGCCACGCTGAGTCTTCTTTGTTCGATGCACCGGACGCACCGCCGCACGAGTTGTCGATCCCACCGCCGGGGCCGGTCGCACAGAAGCCACGTCGCTCCGACAGAAAAGACGCCAGTTCGTCATACCTCTTCGACGAACGAATCGACTTCTCGTAGATGCCCTTGCTTGTGGAGTATCCACTAGGCGATCCGGAGACGTGCCTGTAGCCGCTCGACTCAAGCACCTTGACGTCATCGTCTTTCCAAGCTTCGACGGATGCAATCTTTGCTCCTACAGCCTTAGCCGCCTTCTCAATTGAGGCGACATTGAACTTGCCGCCAACATCTGCACCGGGCTGGTAATGAAACGAAACGCCCTTTTCGCCCTTAGTGACGATTGCCACGGTGTCTCCAGACTCCATGATGAGGGACTTGCCCATATCTGGAGTGGACACATTCATCTTCATACCGAGGCTCTTGGCAGCTTTGTCGAGCTTGTCGAGCGTTGTTCCGATGACTTTAAATGCCTTCTCGACAAAGCTGTTGTGCCGGTCAATTCCAACAGCACCAGCTAAAAGCCCAACAGCACCACCAACAATCGCTCCGGGTGCCCCAGCAAGAGAGCCAAGTGCCGCACCAGTGGCAGCACCAGCAATAATTGGAGTCGCCGGTGCATGCAGGGTCGCGCCAGCGTCCGCCGACGTCTTGCCGCCGCACGAGTTGTCAATCCCGCCGCCCGGCCCCGTGGCACAGAAGCCACGTCGCTCGTCGAGGAACGCACGGGTCTTCTCGATTTCGCTGGCGACGTTCAAGCGAACCTCGACAATCTTCTTCTTTTCAGATGAGAAGACCTCGTAACTACGCTTCGCGATCTCAACGGTAGCATCATCGTAGGCTGGGTAAGTGACTGGGCTGCAATCCAGAAGAGACTTGATGCGGGTGACCAATCTGATTGACTGGCCGTTCTCGGTTGTCCACTTCTCGCCGCCCTCAGCCACTACGAAGCTGAAGCTCGATCCCCTGAGATCGCCGCGAGAAATCATCTCGGCGATGTCTTTGCGAGACTCTGGAAGCAGGCACTCGTAACGCAGGCCGATCTTGTCGACCGTCATCTTCATAGTCGTCGGAAAGCGACCAAGAAGGTGGTTGGGATCGTGATTGAACAGGCATCGAGTGTTGAGCGGCTTGCCCTTCTCGTCCTTGCCAGCCTTCACGATGTCGAAAGCAGAAGGAGCCAGCCTCTCGATGAAGTCCCCAAGCAGCAAAGAGTCAGTTCCAAACTTCGCAGCGTAGCCGACGATGTACGTTCGCTTGGCTCCGGTCGCCGGATCGGCACGATGCTCGACAGTCAGCGAGTTGTCGTCTGGCTTATCGAACGAACCGAAGTACCGACGCTCAACGCCCTGCATTTCTGCACTCCTTTGCGACACAGCCTCCTCTTCGAGGATAGCGGTCTCCATATCCGGACTATAAGTGCGTTCGTCGGCGGCATTCATCTGACGAACGACCTTGTTTGCCCACGACTCACCACTGCGACCCCCCCATAGCAAATCGGCTATCTTCCCGTTTGAGGGGAAGCCCGGCTCGCCAGCGCGAAAACCTTCCGCTTTACTGTCAGAAGCGTGACGATCGAAGAACGCTTTCATGCGACGGACGGTCGAAGGCGACAGTTCAGCACCGTTCGACAGGTCGCGTGCCCTTGCGATGCCAATAGCCGTGCCCCCACGACCGTGTTCACGTCGCATTGCAAGCCCGCGAGCCGCTTCACGCTTAACTCCAGCCGGTGGAACGAACGAAATGTGCGAATACTTCTCAGGAATTGCCATAGTCGTCGAGAATCCCTTCTTCGATGATGTCGGAAAACGTCTTGCCGGTGGCAAAACCGTCGAAAATCTGTCCCTGAACGCCTTCGAGGTCGATTGCGACGTCGATCTCACGTCCATTTTGCTCCCACCACGACCGTCCCTCGCTCGAAACGTGCAGATCGAGCAGCGTTTTGCAGTGAGAGAGCGTCTCGGGGAGCGTTTCAGCGATGTCTTTCGGGATATCCGCGTCAAATCCCATGACGTGAAGCCCTTCACGGCCTGCATTCTGCATCACGATCTTCGTCAGACCGGCAGATCGAAGCTCGACGACGACGTCGCGTGCCGATTCGATGGCGGAGCGAGACTCTGGCTGATATCGACGAAGGAATTCGATCGCGATTTCTGCAAAAGTGTCAGCATCAACCTCGTGAACAGCCTCGTCGAACAGAGCCTGCTCGATCCCGCCCTTGTAATCAGACAGGTATCCTGTCTCTTCTTCGTCCAGATCGAGTTCGTCGTAAGAACGCTTGCCTTTCCTGCGAGACGGCTTCTCTTCCTTTGCAGGCCTGCCTGACTTGATGTCGTCAACAAGCTTCTTGATGACCGTGGAGTAGAGAGAAGGCTCCCCCGGCACGGTTGTCGTGCGAGACCCAAGCGTGCCCCACGCGTCTTGCTCATCCTGCCACAGGATATCTTGCAAGTAGGCCACAGGCACTCCCGTTCGTGCTGAGGCCTCCTTCATCACGCGGATCATGTTGGCACGCATGACGGTTGTTGACGGTGCCTTCAAGACTCGCGTCTGGTTCTTCAGGATGGCTTTCGCGAGATTGTCCAATCGCTTCCTCTCTGCGGTCCCTGTCCCCTTGTCGGGGCCGGGGAATCCGTCCTTCTCTGCCTGCTTGAACTGCTTTTCAGCCCAGTTAACGACAGACTGAGGAATGACACCGGTCTTTTTCATTTGCGCCACGTCGGTGCGAAACGTCCTTCCATCGTGGCCGATTTCCGCAAGCACATTTCTCTTGATGTTGGTCGTCTGCTCCATCAACTGAGTCGCGTGTTTCTTGGCTAGGTCGGGACTTGTCTTCTCGATAAGTTCACCGGACAGTCGACCCCACGTTCTTGTGAACCAAACGTCGGCGGTTAGCGGGTCAGGGTCTCCCATGTTGTTCGCAAAGAACGGACCAACTTTCGGACCGAAGATCGAGAAAGGCGGAGCGTACTCGTCGACTGCGTAATCTTTTTGACTGAACGACTCGCCGTCTGAGTTAGGAATGCGAGAAGTGAAGTATTCGTCCAAGTCTCCAACGCGGACAGGAGGGCCAGAGAACAGCCTTGCCGTTTCCTCAAGCCCGATCCTGTCGATGATCGACTGAATCCTGCCAAGCTGATTTCGTATGTTGTCGCCGCTTGCTCCTGCTATATCGACTGCGGCTCCAAGCCGTGCCTTCTTGGGGTCTGGCTCGTTAAAAAAGCTGTTAAGAACCTCATTGGCTCTCCTCATGTTTTCGTATGGGTTGGCTTCTGGCGACGTGAGTGCCTGAGCGGCACGGAAAAGGAACTCTGCGTGAGGATGAATTCCTTCGCCTCCTTTGCAGTTCCCGTCGGCATCTTCCTCGCCAATGCAAACTCCAGACGCAGTTCTGCCGCCAAGCATCAGAGGTTGTAGCTTTGAATACTCATCAAGCTGCGACTTGCGATCTTCTGGAGAGTAGAAGTTTGGAGACACTCCGCGAGCGATTGCTGACTTTGCCTGATCTGCGATCGCTGAGACCATGTACTCAAAGTCGTCCCCTTCGAGTGCTACCCTTGTCGAGATCGGCCTGCCGCGTTCCTCCGACTGACGGCTCATGAGATACCGACCTACTGCGACAGGGCTGACCTCATACTTTCCCGCAAGTGCCCTTGTGACAACTCCGCCGGGTATAGCCGTGGCGACAACCTTTCCGGTCTCGTCTCGCGTGGTGGGGTTGTTTTGCACAGACTCTCTGAAGATGTCGATGTGCGGCTCGCCCGCCCTCCAGACCAAAGGCTCGGAATTTGCCGATCCTCCCCCGCCGCCTCCCTTCTTCTCTTTCGTCGCCGATGGCGATCTCGAAAAGCCACCGATGCTACCACCGAACGCATCCGTCGGCCCGCCATCATCGTTGCCGCACGAGTTGTCGATGCCGCCGCCCTCACCAGTCGGGCAGAACCCACGCTCCTCAACAAACGCATCGAAGAACCCTCTCGTCTGGTTCCGCTCTCGCAGTCGCGGGAGGCGGTCCTTCATCTTCTCCCATCGCTGATAGCCGAGGCTCGACTTGTCAGTGAGGTCGAGCTTCAACTCGATGTCGTCGCCGTTCTCATCCCACCATCGATCGCCTTCGCGAGTCTTGAGCAACTCTTGTATTGTTAGGTCGCGGTGCTGAGACGCGAGGCTCTTAACCACGATGTGGTGAGGGATGCTTGTTGAGCCGGGCGGCGGGATCGCGATGCCCTTGGACTTCAGGACGATCTCAGGGGGGACACGCTTCGCCAAGTCTCTAGGCAGATCGGCATCAAACCCGAACTGCGGCCAGAGGCGATACCCCTTGTACTCGTTGTTCGCGTCACCAACTGCGAACGTCGTGACAGCAACGAAGCCATGCTTCTCGGCGGCGTCGATCGACTCGGCCACCTTCTCAGAGATGATCGACATGACCTTTTGCTGGCTCGCACCAGTCGCGACTGAGCCTTCCGACGGACCGAACGCCTCGAAGCCAAGAACCTTGCCTTCGGGAGTATTCGCCATCGACACTTCAGTGAAGACCTTGCCGCCGCCTCGCGGGTCTTCTTTGTCGATCGGCCAGATCGAGCTAACCTTCACGAAGCCGCTCTCGTCTCCGTAGACGTCAACCTTCGCTCCACGGACGTTACCGCCGCCAAGCGTCACCACGTCGTCGACGCCGGAAAGTCCGAGAGACGCTGCGGCTTTGTCGAGGTTCCCTTGAGACTCGACAGTCACGCTGGCTGGCTTTCCTGCACCAGCACTTGGAGCGGCAACGCTCGAACCCATGTCGCGGTCCGGTGCCATGTTGACGCCGCACGAGTTGTCGATCCCGCCGCCGGGGCCAGTGGCGCAGAAGCCACGCTCCTCGGCCTCGCCACGAATGGATCGCCACTCAACGTCAATAACGTCGATGATGTCGCGGTCAGAGACCTTATCACTGATTTTCTTGAATCGCTGCCAGCCGGGGTCTTCGTTGTCTCCGACGCGGAGGAACATCCCCATCGGACCGCCGTTCGCTTCCCACCAACGCTGGCCTTCCTTCGTGTCGTACAGACTCTGGATCGTCAGGGCACCTTCGCTCTTCTCTTGCTTCGCCCGGTCAGAGAGAATCTCGTCGGGGAGATTGCTTCCGTACTTCTCAAAGAACCCAAGCCGAAGGGAGTACGTTGGCGTGATCCTGTTTCGCGGGATGATTCCGTCGAAGCCAAGGCGAGGCCAGATGCGGTAGCCCTTGTACTCGTCGTTCGATTCGCTGCCCGCTGCGAGCATACCCACTTCTTCAACACCCACCTTCTCCGCCTCGTTGATGCTCTTCACGACTCCAGAATAGAGATTGCGAGCGACGGCGATCGGATTGTCTTTCTGCGCTTCCGGTGCGACACTGAACATCACGTAGGAGAGAAGGAGTTCGTCGTCTTCGGTTCGAGAGAGAGTAGCAGCAGTTCCAATGGCATCCTCGACTCCACCGAAAGGCTGCTTCGACACGACAGTCACGCTCGACGCTGGATCAGTCGCTCGCGAAGGATCATCAATCCAGCTAGTGATGTCCTTGAGATTGCCGTGGGCCACTGCGATGTTCGACTCTGGCGACAAATTGCCGCACACCTTGGCAGCTTGGTCGAGAGTGACTCCAACTTCCTTGAGCGAGGCAGAGAGAGTCCTGCCATTGAAGATAGTGACGGTGTTGACCTCGGCGAGCGACTTGGAAGGCGGGTTGCTCTTGAGCCTCTCGCCGTTGTAGACCGAAGGCGTGTCGAGTTTCTTCCAGACAGCACCTACACCGCCGCCGGTCGAAGAAGAAGGTGTCCGCATGGCAGCATCGATGGCGTTGCCGAATGCGTCAGATGGAGCATCGTCGTCGCCTACTCCGCAGGAGTTGTCGATCCCTCCGCCGTCTCCTGTGGCACAGAAGGCGCGGGTATCTACAGACTGTTGATGTACTCGATCTGGGCCTTCATGTGACCGAGTCTCGCGTAGACCCTCTCCTCGCCCTGCGTCTCGATCACGTGATCGAAGTACGCTTGCTGATCGTCGCTGAGGGTCGCTCGAAAGTCTTGCAGTTCTTTTTGCTGCGTCGAAGTCAGCAGTGTACTTGTCATCGGGCAGTTCCTCGTAAGGCTTAAACGATCCGACACGCTGCCTGATCGTTGATCGATCGCCGCCTTGGTAGGACATGATGATCACGTCCGGGCGACCCTTCTCATTATAGTCCCAATTCGGTGGAGCGTAATCGTCATTCCACCTCATTTTCGCGGTCGCGACGAAGCCCACCTGAGAGTAGAGTCTTGGGAGAAAGTCTTCATAGCAGTCAAGTGTTTGGGCACCGCTCTCAATGGCAGTTAAAACAGCCGCCACTCCAGCACCAGAAGGTCCGCCGTTGTTGAAGACGTTTCCCAAGTCTCCGTCCTGAGTCAGAAGGCATCCACTCTTGCCATCGGCAGACAGGTATTTGGTTGAGCTATCAAGAACGTCTCTGGACAGTTCCGAGAAGTTTTCCGGCATAGACGACTTGTCTCTTGCTGCCAAGAAAGCTTCGCCATCGTCGGTAACAGAGAAAGGCACCTTCGGAACAGTGTCTGGCGTGTAATCCTTGGGTCTTTTTCTGTTTTGTGTTTTGTCTTTTGCCTCCGAGGCATTCCCCGAAGAACCGCCGCCCGATCCGTCCGGTGCAGACATGACCTTCGCACCGCATGAGTTATCAAGCCCACCTCCGGGTCCGGTCGGACACCAAGCACGCGACTCAAGCCCCCACGAGTCGCACGCGAACATCTCGTCGGCAGATCGGTAGTGCGTCTTGGCGTTGCGAGGGCCATACTCAGGCTCGCGAGTGAAGACAGTGTTGCCCGCGCTCAGTGCGTCCGTGCCGCCAATCACCTCGCGGCCCGTTCTCTTATCGTAGAAGTAAACAGCCTTCTGGGGGTCGTACCCAACAGGAGTCCACGAGTCGATGTCAGCCGGTATCTCCCTGCTCTTAGAAAAGCTTCCGTTCACCGTAGCGAGCGGCGTCTTGCTTTTTCCTTCCGCAACTTCCTGCGCCCTGTCTTCGTCGTTCGCCAAAAAGCTGACAGGTCCGCTCAGCCTCGCCAAGGAATCGTAGCCGATAGGCTTTCCGAATGGCTTCTTGTTGTCGGGATTCTTCCCCTCGTGAACGGTGACAACGTAGGTCTTGCCCTCTGAGTTGTTCCAAGCGGGGATGTCGATGCGAAGAGCAACAGGAGTGTCGTCCGAAAGCTCCCTGCTTCCACCGATCTTCCCCTGCTTCGACTCTGTCTTGTCCAACGCAGAAGCAATCTCCTCGTCGCTCGGAACGCGAATGAAGTCGGAGTTCTTTGAGTCACCTACAGAGACGAATGGCCGGTATCTCTCGAACTTCTCGTCGGCGTCTTTCGCAGAGATCGTTCCAGAAGAAGCAGCACCGCCACCCGAATCCTTATCCGGGCCAGCCATCACCTTCGCGCCGCACGAGTTGTCAATGCCGCCGCCGGGGCCGGTGGAACAGAAGGCCCGGTCCTCGACAGCATCCTCCAACTCCGCCGACGCCTCCTCAATAGCTTCTTCCATCTGAGGCTGAGGCTCTTCCTTCGGCTTCGATGCCTCGCCCTTCGGAGACTCGATTGGTGCCTTGCCGGTCTTCACCTCGGGTAGACTTGGCGGGCCACCCGGAGTCGGAGGAGGCGGGCCGTCGCCGCCACCGCCACCCGGCATCCCGCCCGCAGGAGCCTCGGGCTTGGGCTTCGTGGCGTCCTCCAAGGTTTGCATGTTCATGGCGACGAAATGATGATCGCCGATCGGGCCAAGAGGCTTTAGGCCTTCGGCGCGTCGGCAGTCGTTGATCGTCATGATTCCAAGCGACGTCATGGTCGAGTAGTAGCTCGCCCGTTGCTGCGAGTTGGCTCGGAGCAAACCACGCACGTCGAACTTCGCGTAGAACTCATCGTCGTTGTAGATCAGCGAGCGGCTGATCGAACTCTCGATGCGGCTGAGCCACGGCATCAGGGTGTAGGTCACGAACTCTTGACCCTGCACTTCGAGGTCGCCGCCGGGCGTGCCCTGAATCAAATGTTGTGGAATGCGGTAGACGCGGCAGATTTCAGCGGTCTGGAAGTCGCGGCTGGCGACGAATTGGCTGCTCTCATTCGTCATTCCAAGCTCAACGGCTTTCATGCCACCCGTGAGAACAGCCGTCCGAAAAGCTCGCTCGCTGCCGCGATGGAGTCTCTCCCAATTGTCGCGAAGACGCTCGGCTGCTTCCGCGTTGAGCGTGCCTTCTGTCTGAAGAACCACGCCCGGTCGGGCACTGTTAGCCCAGAAGCGAGCCGCGTGCTGCTCGCACGCACGAGCCAAGCCGATCGCCTCGCGGGCGATCTCGACCGGGACCATGCCCTTAATGCCGTCCTGCTCAGGAGTCCACCGGCAGTGCATGATCTGGTCTTGCGTGTATCGCTCAAGACGCCCGGTCTCGGGGTCGGTGTAGCTGTACCTCAGTCGCCCGTTCTCAAGTCTCTCGACCTCCATCCGGCTCGGATGAAGGTTGTCGAGTTGGGAAACACTTCCGTACTGCCCGCTGCGGATGCGGGTGTAGGAGTTGCCCCAGAGGGCAAGCGTCATCACGATCTGCTCGAAGAACTCTTGCTTCGTCTGCCATTCGTTTGGCCGGAACGTCAGCACTTTATAGAGCGGGATTTCCTTCGCGATCTCGTCGCCGCCGTCCGGGCTGCGTCGGTAGACATGGAGAGGCAACCCGCTGACGGTTTCCGCGAGAATGCGGCAGCACGCGAGGACAATAGTTGACTGAAGTGCGGTCTCGGGAGTGATCCGGATGCCTGAGTCAGTCTTCCACTTGCCAAGATACTTGTCGTCAGAGAGGAGAAAGTTCTCCCAAGAGATGCCTCGAACCTCGGGAGTCTCGCTGCCTCGCTCAGGGGTCCACACCAGATCGCTGACAACTCGTTCCTCGCTACTCATAGCACGAAAATCTCCGGTGCGACTGGGGCAGGGGCCAACTCTGCATCACTGGCGACTGCCAGAGCCATCACGAGTGCGACGATGCCGTCCACGCGGGCAGATGAGTGTGCGGATGGCTTCACGATTTTGATGTATCCGTCCGAGGTCTCCCGAACCGTGGCGTTTGCGGCCATCCAGTCAAGGACAGGGTTCTCGTTGGTTCGCAGGCGTCCCTGCGAAACGAGGGTCTCTAAAAGCTTCGTAGGGGGACTCATCGACGTCGCCGACTGAGAAAACCCTAGCATGCGGATGCCTTCCGCCTGAAGTTGTTGCGACAGGTAGTGGCTGTTGTGGGGATCGGTCGCGACCACCTTCACAGTCTTCTCCTTGCAGAAGTTCAGGATGTCGCGGCGGATGAACTCGTAGTCGGCGACGTCGCCGGGAGTCAGGCAGACGCCGGTCGCCGGGTCTTTCTGCCACTGGGTCCACGGGACGTTCTCCTTGATGTCTCTCTTGGCGGCGTTGTCGGCAGGAATCCAGAACTTGCACACCACGTCCCAGACGTCATCGGCACCCCGGCTCACTGCCACGAAGGCGTTGCAATCCCAAGTCTGGGCAAGGTCGAGGCCCGCGTACCAGACTCGATGCGAACCGAAGTCCTCAGTCATGCCCCTGCATTGCTGCCACTGGGTCAGGTTGAAGAACTTGTCCTCACCCTGCACCCAGACGTTCAGCCTGTAGCGGAGGAAGCTCGACAGCTTAGTCTTGGCGGACTCGGCCTCCTTCACGTCTGCCTCGAACGAGTCGGCATCCATCGTGACGCCGAACGACGGGTTCGCAGCCGCCCAAACACTTGGACTTCGGTAGTCGTCATCAGGAGCAGCCGCTCGCACATACCCGAAGAACTGAGGGTCGAAGTGCGGATCGACCATGCACTTCATCGCATGTTCGTGCTGCTCGTAGCAGATCGAGGCCCGGTCGGCACCGGCTGTGGTGATGCTCAGGATGAGGCTCTGAGTTCTGGAAATTCCACCGTAACGAACGGAATCAAATAATTTCCTGTCACGCGCGCTGTGTAGCTCGTCATAACACAGGCTGTGGATGTTAAGACCCTCAGCCCTGTTTGAGTCACTGGAGATCACCCGCCAGAAAGAGTTTGTGGGCACGCACGTGATCGTCTTGCGACTCTCGATGATCTCCAGCCTGTTGGAGAGGAACTTCGAGGCCCGGACAAGCTCGACCATCTGCTTGTAGACGATGCCTGCCTGATCGCGGCTCGTCGCACAGCCGAAGCACTCAGCCGACGGCTCATCATCCGCGAAGGCCGTATATAACGAAATGCCTGAAAGTAAGGTCGATTTTCCGTTTTTTTTCGGGAGTTCTATGTATCCGATTCTGAATTTTCGAGTGTCGGTGTCGACCTTCATCCATCCGAAAAGCTCCTCGATCACGTCTGTCCTCTGCCAGTCGAGGAGCGTGAATGGCTTGCCAGCGAACTTGCCCTTGGAATGGACAAGGAAGTTCTCGAAGAAGCCAACCGCATGGTCGGCCTTTCGCTGGTCGAAGTAGAAGTCGAGACCCTGACTAAGCGCGTCTGCTTTTGATATACGCTTCGAGCGGGTCGGCGGGGGCAGCGGCATCCGTTACCTTGAGACTAGACCTCGCTGCCGGAGTCATGCCGAACTGCTGCTCAAGCTTGAGCAGATCGCCCGGCAAACTCTTGAACAGTGACCCCTCTGCGGTCAGTTGGCTGTATCCAGTCTGCGTCACTTGCGTCATTCCGTTTTCGCGAACGTGCTTCACCACGATCATCCATTGCTCGTGGAGAAGACAGTAGCGTTCGATCGCGCTGCGATCTGCGAGAGTGAACACGCCCATCTTAGTAAGAAGGTCTGTAAGCTCAAGCCATTTTTCCACGCCCACCTCGCTGAGAGTCGCAGGGGGCGTGCAGTCGGCCGGTGGCGGCTTAGGCTCATCGGTGTTGATCGCACGCTGGCCGGGGTTGCCGCGAGCAATCTTGATGGCTGTGGGGATCGGTGGGCGACCCATGTTTCGGGGGCAAAAAGCCCCTCCTGATTTTTTTGCAGCGGCTCACGCTGCGG